CGATTTTTGAATCTAGTAAATAATAAAAATAAAATTTAGGAGAAGAGATGACTAAAGATGTAGTCCATGGTATTGCCGTTGATTATTCGCGCGATAGTTTATTTGACGAATTGGGAATTAAAAGATTAAAAGAAAGCTACATGAAAGATGACGAGGTTTCTCCTCAAGAAAGATTTGCGTATGTTAGCTCGACATTTGGAAGTAACCCTGCTCATGCTCAAAGGCTCTATGATTATAGTAGCCGCCATTGGCTCAGCTATTCAACTCCTATTTTATCCTTTGGTCGTTCTAAGCGGGGCTTGCCTATCAGTTGTTTTCTTCCTTATTTGGATGATAGCGCCGAGGGCTTGGTTAATACGCTTTCGGAAGTAAATTGGCTTTCTATGCTAGGAGGTGGAGTTGGAATTGGTATCGGCATTCGCAGTTCGGATGATAAATCGGTTGGAGTCATGCCCCACCTTCGCACATATGACGCATCATCTCTCGCTTATAGACAAGGTAGGACTCGTCGTGGTTCCTATGCTGCTTATCTTAATATTTCTCATCCAGATATTGTACAGTTTCTTGAAATAAGAAAACCTACAGGTGACCCCAACCTACGTTGTTTGAACTTGCATCATGGTATCAATATTACTGACGACTTCATGCAAATTATTGAGCGCAGTATGATAGATAAAGATGCAGATGATTCTTGGCATCTTAAAGATCCCAATACTGGAGAAATTAGAGAAACTGTTTCTGCTAAGGCATTGTGGCAACAGATTCTAGAACTTAGAATGATGACAGGCGAACCTTATTTGCATTTTATAGATGCATCTAATAGAGCTATGCCAGAATTTCAAAAGAAGCTTGGTCTAAAGATTCGACAATCAAATCTTTGTTCTGAGATTATTTTACCTACGGATAAAGAACGCACTGCGGTATGTTGCTTATCCTCATTGAATTTGGAGTACTATGATGAATGGAAAAATGAACCATTATTTCTCAGAGACGTTGCAGAAATGCTCGACAATGTGTTACAATATTTCATTGACAATGCCCCAGATACTATTTCAAGAGCAAAGTATTCTGCTGGGCGTGAGCGTAGCATTGGTATTGGCGCACTAGGCTGGCATGCATATCTGCAAAAGAATAATTTGCCTTGGGAATCTGCAATGGCAGTTGGCAAGAATAAACAGATATTTGAATATATTGGATCTAAACTTAAAGAAGCCAATTTAGAATTGGGTGCAGAGCGAGGCGAAGCTCCTGATGCTGCAGGTACGGGTAAAAGATTTAGCCATATGCTTGCAATTGCACCTAACGCATCTTCTTCTATTATTATGGGCAATACCAGTCCATCTATTGAACCTCTTAGAGCAAATGCTTATAGGCAAGATACTTTATCTGGTTCTAGTTTAAATAAAAATAAATATCTAGACCAGATTATTAAAGATAAATGTGAAGCAGATAAAAAATTAGATTATAATGAAATATGGTCTAGTATTATTGCAAATGACGGATCTGTTCAACATCTTGATATTCTAGATGATTGGGCAAAAGATGTTTTCAAGACGGGTATGGAGATAGATCAACGCTGGGTTATTCAACATGCATCGGATAGGCAACCGCATATTGACCAAGCACAATCGGTTAATCTATTCTTTAGGCCAGACACGAATATTAAATATCTTCACGCAGTTCACTTTCAAGCATGGAAGTCGGGTTTAAAGACTCTTTATTATTGCCGTTCCGAAAAGATTGGTAAAGCAGATAAAGTGTCTAAGAAAATTGAGCGTGAAGTAATTAAAGAATTAGACTTAAAGGCATTGACCGAAGGAGATGCTTGTATTGCTTGCGAGGGATAAATGAAAACCATAGCATTATTTCAAGACGACCGAAGCAAAGACTCAATATCATGTGGTGATGGTATAATTGAAGCACTATCTCCACATTACAATATTAAAATCTTTAAAAAAGAAGAATGCACAGCACAAACATTTAAAGATGTTGATATGCTGGTATTTCCGGGCGGTGTGGGTGATGCAGATGATTATTTTCATATGTTTCCTAGAAAGAATGCAAATGCAGTAGCCGATTTTATTGAAAAAGGCGGAGCATACCTAGGTATATGTGTTGGTGCTTATTGGGCAGGACCAAGTTATTTTGATATTTTAAAAGGTGCCGAACCAGTTCAATACATTAAAAGGCCAACTGCTGATATTACAAGAAGTTTTAATATTGCTGCTCATTGCGTGTGGGAAGGTGAAGAAGAAAGAATATTCTTTCGCGATGGTTGTACCTTTATTGGCGATTTGAGTAATTCGGAAATAGTAAGCACTTATTTTAATAAAGAACCGATGTGTATAGTTCAGGGAAAAATTGGTGTAATGGGTGCATGCTTAGATTCTTTAGAATGGTGGTATGACAACAAAACATTAAAGAAAAACTGGCATGAAGGAAGGCATCACGAGTTATTATTAAAATTTGTTGAAAGATTGCTGTTAAATGAGAAAGAAAAATGATTAAAGAAATTTTAGAAACATTAAAAGTACAAAGATGGGATGACCATAGATATTACCATCATAGCCGCATCAATCAATTTTTACATTTGATTAGTGCGCTATCATTTTTGATAGCATATGTTTATCTATTTGTTGATCCTGTGGTGAGTGCTTATATTGCATGGTTTATTGCAATGGCCAGCAGACAAGCGGGGCATTTCTTTTTTGAACCAAAAGAATATGACACCTACAATCAAGCAACACAAGATTACAAAGAAGAAATTAAGGTTGGTTATAATCTAAAGCGTAAACGTATATTGATTGCCTGCTGGATTGCAGTGCCCTTGTTGGCATTTTTTGATGCGGAAACTATGAACCTCCTAGTTCCGTCTCAAGACACAGAAACATTCTTTAATCGTGTTGGTATGGGTTGGTTATGGTTAGGTATAGGTGCTGTTGTATTTAGAATGATTCAGTTAACAGTTAAAGATAAAATTAAAACAGCAGTTGTTTGGTGTATTAAGATTTTGACAGATCCATTCCATGATGTTATAATTTATCGTAAAAGTCCTTTATATTTAATGCAAGGACAATTAATAGACCCAGATTTAAAACAAGATTACGAATAAGGATATAAAATGAAAAAAGTTTTAAGATTTACCGCCTCATGGTGCCAACCTTGTAAAGGATTGGCAATGAATTTAGCATCGGTTGAGACAGAAGTACCTATCGAAATTATTGATATTGATTATGATCCTGATACAACAACAAAATATATGGTAAGAGGGGTTCCCACTCTTGTTATGCTTGAGGATGACAAAGAAATACGCAGATTCTCTGGTATGAAATCTACTAAAGAATTGCAGGAATGGATTAACAACTAAAAATAATCAAAAATGGTTAATATCACTCTTACAAATAATAATTTTAATAGTGAGGGGTATTGGTCAAATCCATTACCCCAGATACCTTTTTTATTAAAGCCCGTAGATTTATTTGATCAGAATGGTTACGATCTAACTACATTAGAACAACATTATTCATCATGGAATAGACAATCCAAAAATCACAGATATCATTCTGCAATAAAAGATGACTGGTTTATACAAGATTATTCCACAACCGGGGCAGTTTTAAATCATAGTTTATTGTTTGAACGAAAAGCCTTTGCTGGAGCTGCAAAAGAACAACTGCAACAAATGGCAGAGTCTAATAATATGATATATAAATTATTAGCAATGCGACCCAAATGGGGATTAGATTTTAGTATGGATTGGGTCGATGATCTAGGTAATGCATTTGAAGTGCTACATTGGGAATATGATAGTTTTGATTATGAAGAAATACAATCCAAAAAAATATTGATAGAAAATAAACTCATATCAATTGATTGGGATGATGCAGGTAAACAAATTCTTAAAAGAAAAGAAGAATGGCACCATTTAGATTTCTTTGCTCAGAGTGATTGGAAGTGTAATTACTTTAATATTATTCCAGAGAAATTTAAAATGGTCATATGGAAATAACAAGGAGACAATATGTCAACAAATCACGAAGCACTTAAAACACAATTCGAAGCCTATATTGCGGAGAATGAAAAATTTACAGAAAAGGGTGTTAAGGCAAGTGCCGCCCGAGCACGCAAAGCTCTTCAAGAAATGAGCAAAGCGATCAAAGAAAGACGTAAAGAAATTACAGCAGAAAAAGAAGCATTGGCCGCAGCAAAATGACCACTAATAAAAAGAATTTAAATTTAACTAATGAACGTAGTTACTTTAAACCCTTTAATTATCCTTGGGCATATGATGCATGGTTAAAACATGAGCAAAGCCATTGGTTACATACTGAAGTACCGATGGCCGAAGATGTTAAAGACTGGAAGAAAAAACTATCAAATGAAGAAAAACAATTCCTTACCCACATTTTTAGGTTCTTTACTCAAGGTGACATTGATGTGGCTGGTGGTTACGTTAATAATTACCTTCCCCATTTTCCTCAGCCTGAAGTAAGAATGATGCTGATGGGCTTTGCTGCACGCGAAGCATTACACATCGCGGCATATTCTCACTTAATCGAAACACTTGGTCTTCCTGAAACTACGTATAATCAGTTTATGGAATATCAGGAGATGAAAGATAAGCATGACTATGTTGCGCTTATTTCTGGAGAAAAATCTACAAAAGAAGATACCGCAACACATATTGCAGTATTCTCAGCCTTCACAGAAGGTATGCAATTATTCTCCTCTTTCATTATGTTGTTGAATTTTCCCAGAATGGGAAAGATGAAGGGTATGGGACAAATCGTCACTTGGTCCATTGTTGACGAAACAATGCACGCCGAGAATATGATTAAGTTGTTTAGAACATACATCGAAGAGAATAAAGAAATTTGGAACGATGATCTAAAATCTCGCATCTATAGCATTGCCGAAAAGATGGTTGAGTTGGAAGATAAGTTTATTGATCTGGCATTTTCTATGCAGGCAATGGAAGGACTTTCTAACGAGGATGTTAAAAAGTACATTCGTTATATTGCCGACAGACGTCTTATCTCTTTAGGTCTTAAAGGTATTTTTAAGGTAAAGAAAAACCCATTGCCCTGGGTTGAGGAAATGATTAATGCTCCAACGCATACTAATTTCTTTGAGAACAGAGCAACCGACTATGCCAAGGGTGCATTGTCTGGTAATTGGGAAGATATCTGGGGTAAAGCAAAGTGAAAACATTTTTAGAAAAACAATTTCCTAATGGAATAGAAAGAACATATCCTGATGGTTCACCTATTCCAAAAGAATTGCCGCCATTATATGGTTTAGGTAATTCCAGTAAAAATTGCGGGAATTGTGATTATTATGTGCCTGGCTCTAAGAATTGCAAATTATTCAAAGCCAAAGTGAAACCTAATTATTGGTGTAAAAAATGGATAGCGATAAAGAAACAAACTATGTAGAAGTTCGAAGAGCAATCTGTAATAGTTGCGAACATCTGAAAACCTATATAGGTATAAAAACTTGTGATAAATGTGGTTGTTCAATTTGGGCAAAGAGTATGCTACCATATACAAAATGCCCTGAAGGAAAATGGAATGCCGAATAAATTTGATTATGCGCATATGGATGTTGCTGAGGTGTATGCTAAATTATCCTCAGCAACTAGATTGAAAGTTGGTTCTGTTGTTGTAAAAGATGGCAGAATCATCAGTATTGGTTATAATGGTATGCCTGCAGGTTGGGATAATACCTGCGAAGATCGTGAGTATATGAGTAGCGACGCCGGAGGTTGGTTAGACCCCGAGGAGATCAAAGAGCGTTGGCCCTTCGAAGAAACGGGAATATACGACGACCCTGAGGATGGTAGATATAAATATACAAGAAGATATAATACAAAGACTAAACTCGAAGTTATCCACGCCGAAGCAAATGCTATCGCAAAGCTGGCAAGATCTGTGGAATCAGGAAAAGATTCGGCAATGTATATTACGCATGCACCTTGTTTGGATTGTTCTAAATTAATATATACTGCAGGGATAGGTAAAGTCTTTTATCGAAACCAATACAGAAGCGATGAAGGTTTAGACTTTTTGAAAAAATGTAATATAGAAGTGGAGAAACTATGAATGGTGGATATGAAAATTTGAAAGTTGGATTTGTTTGTTCTACATTTGATTTATTTCATGCAGGACACGTTGTTATGCTTGAAGAAGCAAAGCGTCGTTGTGAATATTTGATTGTCGGAATTCAGGTTGACCCTACATTGGATAGACCAAAAACAAAGAATAAACCGGTTCAGTCTATTATTGAAAGACAAATCCAAGTGTCTGCGTGTAAATATGTAGATGAGATCATTGTTTATACCACGGAAAAAGAATTAGAGGATATTCTAATGTCTTTACCCATTGATGTTCGAATCCTAGGCGAAGAATATAAAGATAAAGAGTTTACCGGTAAAGATATATGTCAAAAAAGAAATATAGAAATATATTTCAATAAGCGTGATCATTATTTTAGTTCTTCTGATTTACGGCAAAGAGTTTTTGAAGCCGAAACACTAAAAAGGAGTAAAACATGGGAACCAGAAAGCAGCATCACGAATGCGTCGAATGCGAAGGCGTCTTTAAGATAAGTTATGATCTTGATGAACAGTATTATAATGTAGAGTTTTGCCCATTCTGCGGTGCAGGTATGGACGAAGATCAGCAAGATATCTACGAAGATAACGATGAAGAAGAATTGTCCTAAATGTAATACTGAGCATGAAAAACCTGGAGTATTTTGTTCCCGCAAATGCGCGAACTCTAGGCAGTGGACACAGGAACATAGACAAGTATTTTCTGAAAAACAGAAAGACTATATGTCTAGAGAGGAATCGGAAGGTCACCGATACAAGAAGTCTATTCAGTCTAGAATGCTTCTTAGAGCAGGTGTCATGGGGTCGAATCGAGCAGTAGAACATCCCGACGATGTTATGACCGATCCTGATGATTATTTTCTAGTTCCTCCTAGAGAGGAGCATCGTCTTTTTGTTGAAGAGGGTGACGTCTGGGAGGTCATAGAATAACCATATAAATACTAATTTAATATTAGGATTCTATGTGGTTATTTAATGACTTACCCCTTGAGGTTGTTCCCGAAGAAGCATATGGCTTCGTTTACCTGATAACCAACACGGTTTCAGGAAAGAAATATATTGGAAAAAAATTATTTTGGTTTCGTAGAACTAAAGTAGTTAAAGGTAAAAAGAAACGACTTAAAGTCGAATCTGATTGGAGAGCATACTGGTCTTCGTCCGACGATGTCAAAAAGGATGTCGAAGAATTGGGTGAAGAAAAATTCATACGAGAGATACTTTACATCTGCAAAAATAAAGGTAGCTGTAATTACCTAGAAGCCAGAGAACAAATGGATCGTCGAGTTCTAGAAACCGATGACTATTACAACGGTCAGATACAATGTCGAGTGCATAAAACACACGTTAAGATAACATGATTTTCGCATTACTACTTTTACTGTCAGCTCTATTAATATCTGCAATGGCTGGATATTTTTCCATTATTGGATTAACATTAATATTTTCTGCAGCACCACTGCAAATTGCAGCAATGGGCGCGGTACTTGAGTTAGGTAAATTGGTAACAGCATCATTTTTATACAAATCTTGGAATAAAATAAACAAAGTAATGAGGGTGTATTTTACGATAAGTGTTATAATCTTGTCCGTAATTACATCATTAGGTATATTTGGATATCTATCCAAAGCATATATTTCTGATAGTACCAATATCTATTCTAATGAAATACAACTAAA